GCTATTTCCTCTCAAGTACTAAGTATACGAAAGTCACTTATATGGTTGAACGAAGAAGCGTCTCGAAACACAGATCGTTGATTCTGCTTGTACCCATTGCGGCCGCGGAAGGCCCAATGGCGTATTTGAGCGATTCACTCTGTGGCAGAGAACTCAAACGTTTACAGCCTATTGATGGAGACTTCATACGAATTCGTACGAAAACGGAAAACAGTGATAGGACGTCCACCGGACGAGTGAATGAGTATAATTGTGTGACTATTGACACTAGATACGACAGCGCGATCAAAGATCACGCAGAAATATCTACCAACAATATAGCACCGGCAACGGTTCTAAAATATGTAAGAACAGCGCAAGATAAAGATAATGATGAAGCTAAGAAAATTAGCTCATCAGAATCGGCGATCTTAGCATGTTACCACAAGATGAAAAGTAAGAAGAAGGCGCCTGTAGTATACACTACGGGAATTCTACATTATCAGATTACTCCAAGTAAATTTGATTATGATGAAACCGCAAAAACAAGCATGAGCCAGTTCATGACCCCGATTGTTGGGGGTGGGAGTTATTCTATCAACAAAACACTAAGCAATGAGAAACACGGGATAAAATCTCGAGTAACAAACTTAGTGGAATCTAAAACAAGTGAAGGTGCAAGTAAACGGCAAATGACCTACGCGCGTGAATTTGGCGCCCAAATAATGTTACAAAACGAACTAGCTGTACCAACAGATCTAGACGTCGTTTATGAGAAACAGAAAAGTGCAACCCAGCGTGTCTTATTAAATAAAGCTGTATTGAACCCACACATTAAACCACTCATTCAGAGTTTTATGAAGTGTGAATCTATGGGAAAAGTAGCAGATCCGAGAATGATTAGCATCGTCAATCCTGACATTAAGATGCAATATTCCCGCTACACATACGCCATAGCGGCTATTTTGAAGACACAACCTTGGTATGCTTTTTCGAAGAATCCAAAAGAGATCTCCGCGATTGTTACAGATGTATCAACGCGTGCAGACCATTGGGTCGTGCCTTCGGACTTTTCTCGCATGGACGGTAACATTGGGAGTGTGTTAAGAGAAACAGATGTAATAATTGTGAGTCAATTCTTCCAGCCTGAATTTAGAGCTGAATTAATTGATTTGATGTCAAAACAGTATAACCTAACAGCTTACAGCTATTACGGAGTAAAATACGATATAGGCTTCTCACAAGCATCTGGTTCCCCTGACACATCGGCTATTAATACCATTCGCAATGCTTTCATAGTTTACTCCACATTCCGGGAAATGGGGAAAACACCCGAAGAAGCTATGGAAAGTTTGGGCATTTACGGCGGTGATGATGGATTGACAGCAGACATCGATCCAGATGTACTCATCAGAACCGGTAAGTCGTATGAAGCTGTTATAACAGGAGGTGTTATAGCACGAGGGGAGAAGGGAGTTAACTTATTGGCAAGAATGTACTCATCAGAACCGGTAAGTCGTATGAAGCTGTTATAACAGGAGGTGTTATAGCACGAGGGGAGAAGGGAG